TTTGTCAGTTGATTACACGGCAACGGCAGTGATATACTAATGTGGATGCTGACAGACACCAAACTAGCCGGACTAAAGCCCGTAATCACGATAGAGGATGACAGATGAAGCTTCAGAGACAATCCTGTCCCCGAAGCCTGCTGAATCAAGGCAATTGATCATCTGTTCAAACTCACTAATGGTCAGGCTGTACCTGACCAACAATTCATGTGTGCCAATGCTCCCAGAAGGACGTTGATGCACACCAAACTGCGATAATAGATAATTAGGAAAAATAGCTTTGACGGGGAATGGATATTTGCACTTAAGAGTGCGGTGCAAGGCATGGTCACCCATATGACACATACCTCGGACCAGACCGGAGTTAAAACTAATTGCACGCTCCTCAAGACTGCCCCCAGGGGGCAAGTCCTGCGAACACTGACCAAGGCAACGAAGAACAACACCAAGGTTGAGTATGGCTCGCATAGAGCCTTCTTCGTTGACACATGGTGAGTGCTTCAAGAATTGAAGGTCATGATATGTGCGACAGCGCTCGACGGTTACTTTGTAACCACAAAGCGCTGCGCCTAACTGGATGCCAATCTCAATGGTATCCAAATCTAATAAGGGCAGCATTTCGCTAATACCAGCTATAATTAAATTAGATGCTATGTTGTTGTTTAAGGTAGTCAAAACAGTACCCGAATACTGTATAGGACCGATACCCTTAAAACGCAAAATGCGTTGACCAACAACAGGGTCAAAAATGGAACAGGTGTGTTCGCACTGACCGACGATAGTAGCGACGAGATCCTTATGAGCGTCAGTGGAAAGAATTTCCTTAGACAACTCAAAGATCACACTACCGTTACTACCATCACATTTGCTGATATCTATATTGAAGAATAAGCGTGTACCACAAACATTAATACCCGCACAAATATCATCAGAGTGGATGTAAGCCACGTTTCCGTCCCCATTGACTATGTTATGAAATACATCGTCAAGTGTGGATAACGTAGGTTTCTTGATGAATGTGCTAATGAAGGAGCCAACCTTCAAGGGTTGTGTGAACACGTCCTTACACGCTTCGACAAGCCAACCACCTGATAATGGCGCAGAAGCACCAAAGTCACCAATAGAGCGTGGTGGCTTACCAGGTTTGGCATATTCTCCGGCCTTCAACTTGAGCTTGACGCTGGTGCAAAAGCTCTCGGGAGATAATAAAGTACCATCTATGTTGAGGCGAGAATACGCACTTTGGCGTAACTTCTTCTTCGGATGAGGTTGTTCGACAAAGGAAAACACTTCCCTGTCGAATGTATCGAAAGAAGATGAACAATTTTCGAAGCGATCCTTCAATTCACGAATGAATGATAGATCCACTATACCGGCACGAATGAGGTCCTGGTTGCTCCACAACAACTGATCCTCATGCAATGTGCCGCGCGCACCAAGTTGCCTAGTCATCA